TTATGGTCGGTTTCTGATCCTTTGATCTTTGGACACCCTGAAAATATTAATCTATTGAAAGATAGGAATAATTTGGTTAAAAACCAATTTTTGTGGTGGGAAGATACAGAGCATGATGCAAGTAAATTTTTTAATCCTAACATTGTATTAGAATGTTTAAATGCAAACTTCCCATGAAACCATTGATGACATATTCAATTTTCTACAAAATAAAACAATCAAAGATATTGGCTCTGATTATTATGATAATAAAAATCATTTGGTTATTTTATTATCTGATGGTTCTATCTGCTATATATCTTCTAGCGACAGTTTGTTTATGGCTCTCGAGCGCCATCTCATTAATTAGTAGAAAGAAATAACATGGATATGGAAGAACATACAAAGCATTTATTAGATACAGTTTCGGGAGTTACGGCTCTTGGGGCAGTAATGAAATTTTTACCAGCAATAGCGGCGGTGTTATCAATAGTTTGGTATTGCATTAGAATTTATGAATGGGCGAGTTCTAAATTTAAAAAATAAAACGATGCCTTTAAAAAACAAAAGTAATAGATGTCAGTATTTAAGAAATTGGAAAGCAAACAATCGAGAAAAAAGTTTATTTCAACAGGCCAAATACCGAGCCAAAACTAGAAACATTCCTTTTGATATAGAAATATTAGACATTATTATTCCTGAAATATGTCCTATTCTTGGACTTCCTTTAAAAACACTTATTGATGGAAATAGAGATTTAAGCCCTAGTCTTGATCGAATAGACAATACTAAAGGTTATTTAAAGGGCAATATTCAAGTCATATCATCTAAAGCTAATACAATGAAACATAACGCTAACAAATCAGAGTTGATTAATTTTTCAAATTGGGTAAGATCAATTTATGAGTAAACTAAATTATAATGAAGAAGAATTAAAAGAATTAAGAAAAGGATCAAAAAAATCCAAGTCCTGGACACCTACTACTTATTATGATTTAGACGAAACTATTGATTGGGATCAAGAAAAAGCTGATATTATAGGTAGAAATCAAGGTGGGGAGTTTTACATTAAATGATTGTTTATTGTGTTAAAGGTTTGTTTAGTTTAAAAAAACGCGTTTTTAAAATGCGAACATCAGATAAAAACGCAAGGCAAGATACAAAATTATACAGACGAATATGGTTTTGGAACGAAGATAGATGTAATCAAAGACATGGATTGTAAAGTATTTTTTATATTATTGTTATTTACTATACCTGCTTACGCTAGTGAGTATATGGTAATGCAATACAATGAAAATGTCCGTATAGTTTTAACTAAAGAACCTTGCAAGAATGCAGGGTTTAAAGCGGTTGCACAAAGAATAGATAATGAAGTTATGAACGCTTGTTGGTCGCCTAAAGGTAAACTTATCCATATTAAATGGGAAGGTGGCGATTTTAGTGAGTTTGATGTTAGTAAATTTTATGAAGTAAAATAAAAAAGGGGCATAAAGCCCCTTTAGTTTTATTACTTATTCATAACATACATAGTTACTTCAAAGCCAAAACGCATTTCTGTAGCTGATGGAGTTGTCCACATAGCATTCCCCTTAATTAAAAAAATACTGCCATTTAATTATGAGCTACATTGTGGCTCACGCCATCAGTAAAATCATTAAAATGGTAAGTCAGTTTTATCTGATCCATTTATTGAAGTTACTTCAGCTTTAGGTTGAGGTTCTCTCATTGTTACCCAGCCGTCAAAATTGACAGGGATAGATTCTATAAGAATTGAAGTTCCACCTTGTTTGTTGCTCATTGCCACACCAACTTTAGTCCAGCGAGCTTTAGTTTCGCCAGCCGCATTAGTGTATTCGCCTGTTTTAGCGATTAGATCATGGGTTATTGCCATTTTTAATTTCCTTTAAGTTATTTACAATAGTTTCTATATCAGACAAAAAAGCGATCACCGCATTTTGCATGGTTTGGATATACTCATCATCTCGATAAATACGCTTTACGAATCCCTGTAAATGATCGGGCATTTCAGGATCATAAGATACAAGGTCGCAAAATTCTCTTTTTTCATTTCCATTAGAACCAGGAACACAAGCCAATTGCCACATTACCTGGTCATAATATTGTTCTAATTGTTTACCACCTGTTAGGATGTTATCTAAATGATTTTCAGGATTAGGTATTTTAATCTCAATTAAAGAATTGGTTGCATCAACTACTCCGTCAGGTGAGCATTGACCGCCATCAATAGTAGGATGTAAAACGATTGCTACCTGATCCACAAAGGTATTATATTTAACTTCATACCATGCCCTAGCCATAGGTTCTAAATCAATTCCTCGTTGCATTGCAGGGGTTTTATAGGTATCTAATTTGCGCCCTGTCAATCTTTCCCTAATAAGTTCATTCTTATACTTTCTTTTAGTTAAAGATTCAGCGCCACCTCGACCTTCAGTTAAAAGATCAGCTATTCTTGAACCACCAATTTTGCCTACTCTTAAAGCCATCCATTCAGGACTACCTTGAGCTATATCTCTTATTATTCTTTCCATTTAAGTTCCTATTTAATTGGTTTATCTAGTTTCTTTGTTAAAGGTGCTAATAAATATTTATCACCTAAAAATCGTTTTAAAGCTTCAACTTTAGTTCGCCTTGCTTCAGCTTGTATAAGTTCTTTAGCAGTTGTTTCAATGGGATAGCCGTAAAGATTACGAATTACAGGATCATCAATCATAGTTCTGCCTTTCTTTTGTCTTTAGCTTCAATAATTAATTTAGAGAGAGTTCTATCATTTTTAACTTCACCCATAACAAAATTATAATTAGCCTGAAGTTCCTCTAATGATTGTGATTGGGTAATTCTTTGAAGATAATCTGCCGCATTAAGAACTGCGGATTGACCATCGTCATCGTCTGCATAAAGAGCAAGAAAACTAGAAATAGAATATCTGCGGATATAACTAATTGCAGAACCTAGACCTTGAGCATCTTGCTTTTGAATAGGGCAGACGGCTTCATCCTCAATCCATTCACCCGAACTATGGATTAAACGAGTGGTAAGATGGAGTTTGTTATCGTCTGAAGGGCTTAAAGATTGAAGTATAGCAATACCATTATTATTGAGTGGCGCTTTAACGGCATCAATAACTGAATTGATATTGGCATACTTGGATTTATAATGAGGATTAGTTGAATCTTTAACGGCAAATCTAATTTCTTTTTGCGCCGCTACTAAAGCTTCAGCTATTTGTTTGATACTGTCTGATGTTTTCATCTTGTCTTATCCTAAAAAGTTTCGTTAAATTACATGCGATATTGTATCTTCATAAGCCCATTTAGCAAAGGTATTTGTTTCATAGTTTTCAGCTATAAACTTTGCAAGTTTTTTAATTTCCGCATCGTATAAATCTTTAATACGACCAATCTTATCATCTTCACGATCATAAAGAATATTCTTTACTTGATTCTGAATTTCAATCTCATCATAAAAATCAGAAAAAACTTCAGCATTAAAAGTAATATGATGCTCGATAAGTTCTTGTAAAGAAATATGAGGTTCTAGGTCTAAAAAATCAGGATCAGGATTCATCATAGTGCGAATATGAATCTTGTGTTGCATCTCTCGTTGCTGGTCACTCATAGAAGCTCCCGTAACTTGTTGATTTATGGGTATTTTAAACCCATCTTCTTCTTTTGGCAACATATTATTTACCCAACCATTCAAATACCATTGGAGTTAAGTAATAAAGGCAGATTGCAAACCAAGCCCAAAATGCCGTAGCAAAGATACATCCGAGAATTAAGTCTTTTTTCATTTTGTCTTATCCTTTCTTATTCAATTTCTGATTTATAGGGATCAATTTGTGTTTGAACATATTCGTAATTACCACTTTGCGAATTATGCTTGAGTTTTGAATTAGGTGCAACAAATTCGTATTTGTTAGCAGTCCAATTGTATTTAAGCTTGGCATCTTTAGGTGCATAGTTATATTTGTTTTCAACCCAATTATAACGAAGCTTCGGTGATTCACCCCCGATTGCCATGATCGGAAGTGCGATTAATAGTGCGGTTAATATCTTCATTTTGATTCCTTATAAAGATTTAACAACATTTTTGAATCAGATAAAGATAGTTTAAAACAACGGGAAATATCTAATGGAGTAGTAATTACATTGATTTTTTCGGCTCTTTGAATAACATCAAAAACCCAATTTTTTTTGTATTCTGCTTGTTTTGTCATTTTAGTTTCCTTTAAGTTTCGTTAAAAATGTGTTGCTAGGTGTTAATATATACCTACTAATAATTATTACAAGCTTTTTTAAAAATATTTTATGAAGAATAACGAACACTTGGCACAGACTTTGCTAATTAAATGGTTTAGGCTTCAATACCCATTAATGGCTAAATGCTTATGGGCTATCCCAAATGGGGGCGCTAGGCACATCGGAACGGCTATTAAACTTAAACAAGAGGGGGTAACCGCAGGGGTGTCTGATTTGTTCCTTATGAT